GCACAAGAAAACCAAACAACTGTTATTGAACTACCTATGCCAGCAAATTTAACAGATAGCACAGGACTTTCAATTGATGGTTTTGAGCGTACAATGTTAGAAACGTTCATATCAGAAAAGGCTGGACAGTTCTTAGGCGGTGAAGGCGCTGGAATTGCTGAGGTTTTACAAAGTATGGGTTCTGGTGCTGTTGATTTGTTTAACGACACGCCTGGCGCTCGTGATAAATTTGCAGCAAAACTTGGAGTAAATAAAGAATTCCTCGGTGCAGCATTTAAAGCGATCGGCAAACAGGCACTATCAAGTATAGTTGGTGAAAATGCCATAAGTGCTACAACTGGAATGGCAACAAATCCACAAAAGACATTATTCTTTAATGGTGTTGACTTAAGATCATACGAGTTTCAATTTTCGCTTTTTCCTGAAAGCGCCGAAGAAGCAGAAACTATAAGAAAAATTATAAGAGCAGTTAAACATCAAACATTACCTAAAGTTAGAAACTTAAATCCAACTGGAGCTACTGATGATGCACTTGCGACGTTAGGCGGCTCGGCACTTACTAAAGCATACTTGGAATATCCAGCAATAGTGTTTATTAATCTATTAGGTGTTGACGAAAGACACTTTACAAGATTCAAACCATGTATGATTAAAAGCTTTAACGTTTCATATGGTGGCCAAGGTAATCCAACAATTGCAGAAGGCGGTGTACCCGCACAGGTTGATATAGCAATGTCATTGCAAGAAATTGAAATACAAACTGCAGAAGATTACTCGCCTGAAGATACTGGTGCAGGATCTGCAGATGCGGGGTCAGGAGAATAAAAAATGAGTAAATATTTTGAACATTTTCCAATAATAAACTATCAAGGTAGAAAGGTAAGGGACATTACACGAAGAGCTTCGTTTATAAATGCGGTGTCAAATAACCCTTACGTTTATTATCCATATACAGTTAAAGAAAATGAAAGAGCTGAAGATATTGCATTGGCATATTATGGTTCTGTAGATTATATTTGGTTAGTGTATATGGCAAATAACATCATAGATCCTTATTATGAATGGACAATGGATGCACAAACTTTTAATGATTATTTAGTAGCAAAATACACAGATCAATCTGGCCGAACTGGTGAAGATGTTATTGATTGGACAAAAGATACAACTATTGATGAAAACATTTTGTATTATATAAAAACAGTTTAGGAATTAGCAAATGGCAATTGACAATATTATTCTAGCACCGGAATCTTTCCAGACAATTTATCTTCGTCGTGAGGACCGTGTAATTATGCGTACTGAGCGTGGATCTAAGATTATTATTAAAAGAATTGTTCCTGAAGATTGGGTTGCTTATCGCATTTTTGAACACGAAACATTAACTAATGAAAATAAGAAAGAGATATTCTTATTTGATAACGCTTACTTAAATCAACTTAATTCGCAATTTAAAGCAAGTGTAAGTAGTCGATAATGGAAACTTTTAACCCTGGGTATTGTACGATTGAAGGCGCAACGCTAAAATCGCATGCGGGTGAAGAACTTGATATAACTAACATGGTATCTGCCGTTAGTTTATCTCAAGGTTTATCTATGGCATCTTATAGAGTATCTATTGGCATACTTGACTCTATTGGTATGTTACATAACTTTCCAATCCTTGGTGAAGAAAAATTATTCATAACTTTAAAATCACATGATTTACAAACTCAAGTAAATTTAAAACTTAGGTTAGTTGCAGTCAGAGATATTGTTCAGTCTGGCGAAAAGCAAGCATATACTATTGATTTGCTTTCAACAAGTTCTTATGATGCAAGTTTAAAGAATGTTATTACTGCATTTAGAGATAAGTCTGCAAGTTATTGTGCTACACAATTATTTAAAAAGAACTTTGGCAAAATAGAAGAAACTGGAAAAGCTGATTCCGCAACCGTATATAAATTTTCTAATGATAGAGATAGAATATTTGTTGCTGAAGAATCAGAAGGTAAAATGAGAGTAACAATTCCAGATTATTCACCTGCTGCCGCAATGAGCTTTTTAACATCAAAGGCATATAGTAGAAAGTCTTTATCATCTATGTTTAGATTCTTTGAAACAATACAAGGATACTTTTGGGTAACTGATGAATGGTTATTAAAGCACGGTAAATCAGTTACGCCAAAGAACTTAAGTTATTCTCCAGGTACAACGATTCCTTTAGATCCAAGAGAAGGTGCTGCAATTATAGAAAGCATTGAAGAATTAAACTATAATGAACAAGTAAATACAATGAAAGATCTTGACGGGGGTGGTTATAAAAATACCGTCGTTGAAATTGATTTAACTCAGCATACTAAGAAAGTTCATAAATACGACTATCTAAAAAGTAAAAGAAAATATAAAGGTATGAGTGGCTCGGCCCCATCTAAAGAAGGCCAAAAACATACTGATAGTTTTATCGCTAAAACTTTTACCGAGGATAATTCAATACAACATTTTGTAATAAGAGATTGGGCAGCACCGGGATTTCAATCTAAACCTGAAATGCAAATGCGCGAAGATCAATATATGTCTGAAATTATTTCTAATAGAATAGCATATAATTTCCATTTACAAAATTCATCAACAACTGCTACTATCAAAGGCAGATTAGATATCATACCTGGAGATATAATTAATCTTACAGTGCAAGAACCCGATGTTTCATTGAGTGAAAAAATGAATAAAAGACAAAGCGGATTGTATTTAGTGTTCAGCACTGAACATTCTGTTTCAAATGAGAAATTAACTACATCATTTGGTTTAGTTAAATATGAATGGGATAAAGGCTATGCTGGGTAATTCAGGAGTATCATCGCCACTATTTTTTATTGGTGTTGTGGAAAACAACGTTGATAAAACAATGGAAGGTAGAGTTCAAGTTAGAGCTTTCGGCCTTCATGGTACACACGAAGATATAGAGACGCAAGATTTGCCTTGGGCGATTTGTGCTTCAGGTAATTATGACCCAAATAATCCACCACCCCCATTAAATTCATTTGTTTATGGAATGTTTATTGATGGAAGATTAGCACAACATCCAATGGTTCTTGGTTTAATTCCAGGAACTTATAATAAAGAATTAAATCCTGAAACTGATGGCTTCGGTGTTATTGCAGAAAAAGATGGAGATCTATTAGGAAGAGGATATGGTCCTAGAGACTTTAACGCCGGAGGTGGTCCTGATAGGCTAGCTCGTGGCGAAAATCTATTAGAAACATATCTATTAAGCATGGCAGCTAACAGAGTGCACGATCAAAAAATTGCAGAGTCAGACGATACGTGGGCAGAGCCGCCTCCATCTTATGCAGCAAAGTATCCGTACAATAAAGTTATAAAAACAGCAAATCATAGTATAGAATTAGATGATTCTCCTGGTGCTGAACGTATTACAATTCATCATAGATCTGGTTCTTATATTGAAATAGATTCTGTAGGTGCCGTTAAAGAAAAAGCCCAAGGAGATCGCTATGAAATTAATATTGGAACAAAGCATGAATCGTCAGGTCATCAAGTTGTTACAATTAACGGCAATGCTCATGTTTATGTTAAAGGTAATAAGACAGAAGAAATTGAAGGCGATTATAAATTACTAGTTCATGGCACAAGCTATATTTCTGCTGGTGGGCAAATGAATATAAGTGGTGGTGACCAAGTTCAAATTCGTGGTGCCGATGTTAAAGTTGAAGCAAACGTTGGCGTCATGACACTTATGGGCAAAAAAGAAATACAGTTTGAAGCAACGAATCAATTAAACTTTGTTTCTCAAAATATAAAGAACACTGCGTTATTAAGTTATGATGTATATTCTAATAAGAGTATCAAGTTTACAAGCCTTATGGACATACATAACGTTGCATCCAATATAGTTAACCTAGCAAGTGGTTTAGTTCCTCCATCGCCGCTTTCTGGGTCGGTGGGGCTGCCTGGCTGGAGCTTAACCACGCCTGCCGTGCATATCCTTTCGGCAACAGGATCCTTTAGTGGAATATGGAATGCAAGTGTTGTAAACGGTGGAGTGGGTACGTTCACTGGACTGAATGCAACAGGTGCTGCAATAACTACTTTGGCTGCTACTACTATTAACTCATCGGCCGTTAATGCTGTAAATCTAGCGGCGCCTCTGCCTATTAGTTCTGCACCAGGTAGTCCTTGTGTTCCAAATGCTACTAACCCTCTTTCAATTCGCACCATAGCACTACCTACACCTCCAACAGTTGCTATACCAACATTGCCTGTACTTACACTCCCGGCGGTTAGTACTCCAATTGCATTACCACTTCCAGGATTTTCTTCGGGTTGGGCGTATCCTACAGGAAATAGTCCGGAATTCTTTACTAAAGTATTAACAAGCCCATTTGCGTTATTTACTGAATTTGATCCTATTGGTACTGGAGCTTGGGGTATGGTGCAAGTTGCTATGCCTGAACCACCGGCTAAATCAACGTCTATTATGCCTCGAGGTTACTTCTCTTTGGGTTGGGCAGGCGGATTCTTATCCCCAACTGATGATAGTGCTAAAGGAGAAATATTTTGACGGGCGAATGTATTGACAGAGATGATCAAACAACTATAAACAAATTAGCTCTCACAAAATTAAATGTGACTGATGCTGAAGGTAGATTTACGCTTGCACAAATTGATGCAATTGCGGATGATCTTGCTAGTAGTATTCTTGCTGATGCCGCAACAAATCCTCTTATAGTAGCAAGGAATAGATATGGAGACGGAATATATACTGCTACGGATTATTTAAACGGTTTACTTAGACAACAAATTGGAGATCTTACAGATTATCCAGACTTAGACGCAAGATGGACTAGAGGACCAATATCTAATCTTGAAACGGCGGATTTTCTTAAAGCATACAATTATACTCCATCAGGATTTACAGAAGAAAGCGACAACAAAAAGTTAGCAAGAAACTTAGACGCCTATTATAAGAATGATTTTAGTTCAAGTATCCTTGGCGGGTTTTGTGACAAGTTTGATTCTGTCTTTGCCTCAATAGATGCATTCTTTGATTTAATTGGAGTTGTAGAAGGTATTGTTACTGATATATTTGATTTTGTTGACAAAGTAAGAACATATGATGGTCTAAAGGATTTAACAGTAAAAGGTGTAATCGAGCAACTTGTTAGAGAAATAAAGAAAAAGATTGAGGAGGTAATTAACAAAATTTTTGAAGAAGTACAAGATATGATTGAAAATTTTGATCCTAGTAAGATTACCGAAGACTTTGAAACATTTTTAGACAAGTCTGTTGTAAAAGGTATTATGACAACACGCGAACAAATGTGTGCATTCTTCACAGATGAAAATAAGAAAAGCGTTAAAGATAAAGTATTAGGTTTAATTGATTACGCAATTAGTTTATTTGAAAGTCCTGGGATTGAAGAAATACAGTTTTTAATATCAAGAGTATGTGCAATGGCTGGAAGTATAGAAGCGCTAATAAAAGATATTAAATCGCCGCTTGATAATTATGCAAATAGATATGGACAAATTGTAAGTAGGCTTAAGAGTATATCCAACCAAGCAACTGGAAGTGCTATAGCAGCTGGCGCTATACGGTATTCTCCAACTACTAGGCAAGAGGTAATAAATAGATTAGAAGGCCAATGGACTAAGCCTGCAGGAAAAGCGATTACAAATACGGGTAAGCCACCAGTTAATGTTGTTCCCATTACTGCTAAAGATTATAAAGATCTTCCAAGGTGTGGTAAAGTATTTAAAGGAATAGACCCAGTCTTTGGAGTTGAAGGAGATAGCTTTGACGAAAAGGATGGTATTGGAATATATGCATATACTCGCGTTGATCTTGATGTTAAAGTTTATTTAAAGAGAGTACAGAAGCTGACCGGCTCTAAGATTATAATAACCGACGGTTGGGTAAGTAAAGCCTATAATAAGAAGATGGAAGGCAATGAAGAAAATTCTCATTTAAGTGGTCTTGTAGTTGATGTTAAGAAGGATATGTCAGATCCTGCAAAATTTATAGAAGATGCATTGTTAAACGGGTTTAAGTATGTTAAAGAATACGATGATTTCATTCATTTAGATATAAGAGAAATAATTTAATGTCAATAGCAACATTTATATCACCGACAAAGAAAAAGATTAGTTTAAATGCTGACTTTAGAAAAGACTTGTTCATGAGCCCGGTCTCGAAAGATATTACGTTGCTTAAAGATGAAGATGCAGTTAAAGATGCAATAAAGAATCTTATTCTTACAGATCGCGGCGAACGTTTGATGCAGCCTAACTTGGGTGGCAATATAAGAGCAATGCTTTTTGAAAACATGACACCAGGAACACTCAAATTAATTAAAGATAGAGTAACATCTACAATTGAAACATATGAACCTCGGGCAGAGTTATTAGACGTATTAGTTTCAGGCGATTTAGATACGGCAAATGTTTCTGTTAGAATTACTTTTTATGTTCGTAATGCAGAGCAACCAATTCAGTTAGATGTTATTTTACAAAGGAATAGATAGAGATGGCAAATCCAAAGACTCCAATTACAGAACTTGACTTTGATAGCATCAAGGCACAGTTAAGGCTGTATTTACAAACGCAAACACAATTCAAGGATTATAACTTTGAAGGGTCGAACCTGAGTGTTCTTCTTGATGTACTTGCGTTTAATAGTTATCAAAATAACTTCTATACTAATATGGCAATTAACGAAATGTTTCTTGATTCTGCCGTCCTTAAGAATTCAATTGTTTCCCATGCAAAAGAATTAAACTATCTTCCAAGATCTCGTAAATCAGCAAAGGCAATTGTCACTGTTACTATTACAGATAATACTGCAACTGATTCAACTATTACAATTCCTACGTATGCATCGTTTTCAGCAACATATCAAGGTGAAAGTTATAACTTTGTAACAAATGAATCATACACTGCAAGAAGAACCGCTCCCGGGATTTATACAGCGGAAGGTGTTGAAATCTTTGAAGGTGAAATATTAGCAAGTTTTCAAAAAGAAGGGTTTATTGTAGATTCAGATGGTATTCTTAGAGTTAATTTAACAAACAATGAAGTAGATACCGACTCGCTTGTTGTGTTTGTTGATGCTGAAGAAACTGATGATCAGAATATCTTTGTAAGGGCAAACACAATCTTCGGTGTTAAACCAACAGATAAAGTATTTTATGTTGAGGCATATCTAGATGACAAGTATGCCATTTATTTCGGTAAAAACCAATTTGGTGAACAGCCAGAAGAATTTGAAGATGTAAGAGTACGATATAGAATTTGTTCTGGCGCCGAGCCTAACGGCGCATCTAGTTTTACTTCATCCTTTAGGGAAGGTTCAACTATTGCTGTTACTACAACATCGGCGGCGTCAGGTGGCATTGAACGTGAATCATTAGAAAGCATTAGATACTTTGCTCCTAAAGCATTACAAATTCAAGAGCGTGCAATTACTACAAATGACTACGAAATATTATTAAAGCAGGCATTTCCAGAAATTACTGCTGTATCAGCTTATGGTGGGGAACAATTAGATC